AAGGATCAGGCGCAAACGCAAATAGACGCTTACAGAGCAGAAACGCAGCGGCTTGACGCTATGGCCAAGGCCAGAAAGTACGGCGTTGAGTCGGAGAAGATCAGCACCGAAATCAACGGCACAGAGCTGGATAATCTGCAAAAGCTGCAACAGGCCATGATGCCCGCCGGCATGAGGTCTAATTAGTCGTCACACCATTTATGAAATGTTATAATATAACGTATCGAGCAGGGCGACCCCTGATCCGAGTGCGGCGGATACCGCATACACGCAAATAAAGGCGGATAACTTTATGTCACTGGAAGAGTTGAGAGCGCAAGCCGAAGAAGACGAAGCGACAACCACTGAGGTTGATGAGCCTGAATCCCAGGATGAGCTTGAGCCGGATGAAACAGAATCCGAGGAAGGCAGTTCTGACGAAGAAGGCGAGGATACCGAAGAGGCTGAAGAGTCGGATGATTTTGAGCTTGAGCTAGACGGGGAGCCAGAACCCGACCGGCAGAAGCCTAGCGCAGAAGATGCGCTGATTCATAAGCTGACCAAAGAGCGCAAGAAACGTCAGCAGGAGTCCGCTAAGGCGAGTGATCGCCAGACTGAAGTGGACGAGCTGAAAGCGCAGATTGCTGAGATGCAGAAGGCCATGAATACCGGCCAGCAGCAGCCACAGCAGCGCCAGACGCAACCTGAGGCGCAATACCCACCTGTACCGTTGCTGTATGAGAACGGAGTTGATACGCCAGAGCAGTATTCACGGGCGTACCAGCAGTGGGTTAACGAGTGCAAGCGCATTGACGAATCGAGCAATCAGCGGAAACAGCAAAGTGATGAGTACGCCACTGCCATGCGGTCAAAGACCGAAGGGCTGGCAAAGCGGGCCGCGAAGTTTGCAACGGATAACAAGGTCAGCGTTGACCGGGTTGCCGATGCACTGAATCGCGCCACTGACGAGGTAGACGAAGCCACCAATATCGAAGGATCACTGGCCTACCTGTTGGATTCTGTTGGAGATGGTGGTGAGCGAGTTGCTTACTACATCGGCACAAATGATAACGCCATGTCGCAGATCAAAGCGTTGCTGAAAGACGACCCCAACGGGTTTAAGGCAATCGCCCACATGACGCGCCTGGCTGAGAAATTGAAACCCAAGCATTCCAAAAGACTCAGCAAAGCCCCTGCGCCCGATGAATCATTACGCGGTGATGGGTCGCCCGCTTCCAGCCGGAAGCTGCAAGAGGCTTACGATAAAGCCTCCAAGACCAGCGACCTGAAAGCCATGCGTGATGTTCAGAAACAAGCGGAAGCACGAGGGGTTAAGCTCACATGATAGAGGCAATACATCATGGCTAACCAAACCGCAAAGAATATCCTGGCTTTCTACGACGAGTCGTGCAAGCAGATGAACGATAACTTTGTCTATGCGTCACGCATGGGCGTTGATACCCAAACCGGCGTAAACCTCCAGAACGCGAACAACGTGTACTGGAAGACCGTTGAGCAGCAAGCGCCCGTCGTGTCCGGCTTTGACCTGTCGGGCGTCACACCGGGTGACATTATCGAGCAGACCTACCCGCTAAACGTGGAGGCTCCGCGCAACGACTGGTTCACCCTTCGCGCAGAAGAATTGCGTGATCGCAGCTTTATGGAGCGCCGTGCACAGGCCGGTTCACGCAAGCTTTCCGCTGACGCAAACCTGCGGGCCGCTAACATGGTAGCCAGTACTGGCACCATGTACTACGAGTCCAGCAAAGCGGGCTTTGACTTCGTATCTGAGGCTGCAACGCTGTATTCCGAGCGGCAAGCGTATCGTGACATGGGGGCAAGCTTCTTTTTCAACCCTCGGACCTATCAGGTTATGGGATCTGACCTGGCCTCACGCTCTGACCTTAACGGTCGCACAGAAGCGGCTTATGGAACGGCTCAAATTGGGAGGAACGTCGCGGGCTTTGACGCCTTTGAGGCCCCAACCTACGGCACCATCCCGACCGCTGCCGGCGCTGACAGCACTGTGGCGGCTGATGTTGTTGAAGTGCCTGAAGGCTTCAAGACCGTGGGCGGCTCAATCCAGAACATCGACTACCGTTACGGCACTGTAACCATGACAGCCGCGACCAACTACCAAGTTGGCGATGTGATCACGTTTGCAGGTGTGAATGCTTTAGGGGTTATGGATAAGACCAATACCGGCCAGCTGATGACGTTCCGCGTTATTGAGAAGTCCGGCAGCGATCTGACCATTTACCCTAAACCTATCGCGGCGGATCAGGCGGGCATCACCAGTTCGCAGGCGGCCTACGCAAACATCAGCACGGCGATTGTGTCGGGCATGACGGTTGCAAAGGTCAACACGAACGGCGGCCAGGCTAACAGCTTCTGGGCTGATGATTCAGTCGGCTTTGTGAACGCTGATGGCAACCTGGACGTTCTGAACGAGTTCGACGGCATGAAGGTAGTCAGTGAGACGCTGGATAACGGCATCAAGCTGTATATGGCTTATGACGCCACCCTGAGTTCGTTGAACTGTCGTGTGCGCCTGTTCACATGGTATGGACTGGTCAACCGTGATCCGTCAAGGAACGGTAACGCGATTTACGTACCGGCGTAATGAGACAGGGGGCTTCGGCCCCCTTTCTTTTACCTGTCAACATATTGGACGGGGCAAGCAATGAGATACCTCTACACCACCAATCCCGATGAACACTGCTCAGACTTTGGCGACGGCATCTTTGGCCGACCTGCACACACTTACGAGCAATCCCGATTAATTGCCGAGGGCTGGCGACTGAACAAGTCTGATCTGTCAGCGGCGCCACAGAGCCCCACGCAAGGCGAGGTTCTGGATTCACTGTCATTCGCCTACCAGGAAAAGTTTGGCAAAAAGCCGCATCACAAGATGAAGGCTGAAACCATAGCGCAAAAGTTGGAGCAGGCAGATGACAAAGGGTGATCTGGCAAACCGCATTCTAAATCTGATCGGCGTCAACACCCGTTTTGTTGAAGCCGATCCGGGCGAGACTCAAGACACGCTCAAGTACATGGAGGACTGGATTCTGGCGAACAACGCCACGGGGCGGCGTATTGGGTACATCGTATCCGATGGCGAGCCTGACGCATCCGAGGATTCCGGCATCCCTGGCTGGGCAGTGATGGGTGTTACCAACTCCGTCGCCATTTCTATCGCGCCTTATTTCGAGAAGCAGGTTCACCCAGGCATTTCCCGCAACGCAAGTATGGGCATGCAGACGATAGCCAATCGCACTGTTGAGGCCGAGGAGGTCCAGTATCCCAGCCGCTTCCCGCGTGGCCAGGGCAATCACGCGACCTATGGCCGCAAGTATTATCACCCTGAAGATCGCATTATCACGCACAACGATTTCCTTTCTGACGAAAACGACACGCCGGTAACGCCATGAAGCTTCCCCTGATTAAAGGTACGCGAGTCGATGGGGATGCCGAGTGGCGTGACGTTCTGCCGTTTAACATGGTGGGCTTCTTTCAGTCTGTCGGCTCATGGACCGGCTACCTTCGCACCGCAGACGGCATCAGCCAGTTCGCAGAAGGCGTGGGCATTGACCGTGGCGGCCTTTGGTCTGACCGTTTCCGCAAGCATATGAGAGTGTCCGGCAATAAGCTGATTCAGGTAGGCCAGTTTGGCGAAGTCGCTGAGATTGCCGGAACGGACATTGATGGCCTTGGCCAGGTGGTGATGGATAACAGTTTCAACTCCATTGCCATTGTTGCGGGCGGCAAATACTACCGCTATGACGGTGACGCAACGGTTGCTGACGTTACGAAGCCGGTGGGCGCCGGTGACTTCATTGACCTGTGCTGGATTGACGGTTATTACATCTTTACCGATGGCGAGAACCTTTGGAATACCACGCTCAGCGGATCAGGTGAAACCACTTTTGGCGGCAATCAGCGGGCCGGTTCAGACTTTGCGCCTGATGAAATTGTGGGCATTGAGAAGTCCACTGATAACAAGCTGATCGCGTTCAACCGATACACGACAGAGCGGTTCTACAACAACGCAGGCGCACAGTTTCCGTTTGCCCGCATACCTAACGCAGCTATCCCTATAGGCATTGTTGGCACTCACGCCAAGGCCAGCATTGGCGATGGTCAATTCATCGTGTTTGGCGGCGGCAAAGAGTACAGCCCGAGCTTTTACCTGCTGACCAACAGTTACCAGAACATATCAACGAAAGAGATTGATTCTGTTATTGACGAGTATTCGGATTTCGAGCTGTCGGGCATCCAGATTGAGTATCGAGACACCCGAGATCAGGGCCTGGCTATCTGCCACCTGCCGTATCATACGCTGGTTTACGACATCAGCCTAAGCCGCAAGCTCAGTGAAAATATCTGGTATCAGTGGAGTAGCGATGGACTGCCCTGGCGCGGAGTGAACGGCGTGTACGATCCGCGCAACATTGACGACAAGGCATCGGGCTGGATTTACGGCGACAAGCAGGATGGGCGCATCGGCAAGCTGGAGCAATCGGCCTGCACTCAATACGGGCAGGTGGTTGAGTGGGTCTGTAATACGCCTATTGTTCGCGCCGGCACCACTATCAGCACAGCGGAATTGGTTACGGCCCCAGGCCATAGCGATGTTGAAAACGATGTGGTGTTTGTCTCGACCACCAAGGATGGCGTGTTATTCGGGCCGGAAGTCCTGATGTATCGCGGCAACCGTGGCGATTATCAGAAACGCATCATTGCCCGCAGGCTTGGCAACTATCCGCGATGGTTTGGCATGAGGGTTCGCGGCAAGAGTGCTGGCGTATTCAGCATAACGGGGGTGGAAATAGATGCGACAAGATAGCGCCGTCAGTTACGCCGACCTTGAGCGCCTTGGTTGGCCTCAATTCATGATAGACGACTACATGGGCAGGCTTCGTGAGCTAACCCCGCAGCGGGGCGCACAGAACCCTGAAGGCGTGTATGCCGCCAACCTGAACGGCATGTACATCAACACCGCATCCAGCACGCTTTGGTTCAACCCATCACCAGGGGAGCTGACCGGATGGATAGCCATTTAAGCTTTCAGCCTTACGCGGGCGACCTGATGGGCCTGACGACCAACGAAAACCACTTAGTGTTCCGCTGGAATCGCGACGATTGCAAAGTGCTGTTCTCGGCATCACGCCGGGGCAATGCCGCGTCCTGTCATTTTGCCAGCGACAAGCGAGGATTGCGCCACATCAAAGAAGCCATTGACGGGTTTGTGCGCTTCGCCTTCTGGCTGTTTGACTGGTGCGAGATGGTGCTGGCACAGGTGGGCCGCGCAAGTGTGGGCAGGCTCATCGAGAAAACGGGCTTTATTCCCGTGGCTGAAATTGACGACACAACGATTTATGCGAGGGCAAGATAATGGGCGACATTGTTTCAACAGTTACGGATGGCCTCGGCCTGACAGACTCACAGCAGGGTGCAAGGGCTGTAGATAAAGGCACGGCCCAGCAAGTCGCGGCGCAGCGTGAAGCTCTCGCATACATGAAAGAGCGCGAAGAGTTGCCGCAAAAGTTCCGTGAAGGCGCACTAAATCAGCTTGGCGGGTTTTATGGCCTTGAAGGTGGCGATCCAAACGCTGACCAGAATCTGCAAGCCAATCCTTTGTACCAGGCAACCATCGGCCAGCTTCCACAACAGGAAGAGGCCATTCTTCGCAACCAGTCCGCTACCGGCGCATTGCGATCAGGCGGCACCGATATGATGCTGGCCGACAATCAGCGCATGAATACGTTATCAGCCTATCAAAACGCTATGGGAGGGCTCCAGGGTCTTGCCAGCCTACCCTCAAACGCAAATCAGATCGCAAGCGGAATGGCGGGCATTGGCCAGACTCAGCGCCAGGGCACCATCGGCGCAGCCCAGTCCAGTATTGCCGGCAAGCAGTCGGCCTTTGATGAGGTTATGGGAGTTGCTCAGATGGGGATGGCCGCGTTCTCTGACGTTCGCCTAAAAGACAACATTCAACCAGCCGGTGAACGCTTCGGCCATAGCTGGTTTACATGGGACTGGAACGACACAGCCCGCGCTCTCGGCCTCTATGGAAGCTCTGAGGGCGTGATTGCCGACCTGGTTAATCTGACACAGCCCGACCTGGTTGGCGAGCGTGACGGCTATCTGACGGTGGACTACCGCACAATGGGGAATCAGCATGCAGAATAACCAGTTCTATGTTGAGCCAGCAAAATACGACTGGACTGGCCGCGATAGTGAGGGTGAAGACCCTGGCAAAAGGCTGAGCGGTCTAATGGGCCTTAATCAGTCGCAGCCGACTAACAACTTTGCTTCACAGACGCCCGGAGCGCCTCAGCAGCCAGGGCGGATAGACGCATCCAGCATGGGACAAGGCCCCATAGGTGGCGAAGGTGAAATGGACGGGGATTTCTTCAGTATGCTTGCGGCTAACATCTCTAGCGCGTTTGGAGGCAGATAATGGCCAGTCGTGATTTTTACGTTCAGCCCGCAGACTACGGCAGCGGATGGCGCGAGGGGGCGCAGATGATTGGCGACTATCGCCAAAATCAAGATCAGCAGGCGTACCAGGAGGCGGCAAAGAAGGCAGCAACCGAAGCCATGCAATCCGGCGACCCTCGCAAAATCCGCGAGGCGGTAATACAGTTCCCTGAAATATCCAAAACCATGACCGATATGTTTGGTTTCACGAATGACCAAACCAAACAGGTCGCCAAGGATACTTACCGCAAAGCTCTGTCTGATCCACAAAACGCAGCGCAGTATTTGCAGGAGGGCATCAGTCAGGTGTCTCAGTTTGGCGGCAGGCCGACCACGATGGCGGCAGACTTTCAGATGTTTCAGCAAAACCCCGAGGCGGCACTAAAGAATATGCGCG